CGTTTCACTTTCTTACTCTTCAAGTTCATCTTCACCCACAATCATAACTGGCACAACTCCATCAACTTCAACTTTATCTGTGAATAGCCTATATCGTTTACCAAGCAGTTCTGCTGACTTAATCCTGTCACGTAGACCTATCTGCTTTTTAACCATTCTAGCTTCACTTGTTCCGTCCCCAGTTCCTTCGACAACGACAACTTCCTCTTTGATTTCACCTCTCATCGACTTAGTCAAAAACTCAAGCACTTCCTTGGCGGATGCTGTCCTTTCATCCTGCATAGTTTCCAGTTTTTCGTCGATGTAGCCTTTTATAGCAGGTTTAAGCAAGTTTTCCTGCCCAATAACTCTCGCTGTCTTCTTACTATACCCCGCCTTTACCGCTGCTTCTGTTATGTTTCCAGTTTCAATATAATAATCTGCGAATCTTTTCTGTTTCTCCGTCAATTTCATGTCAAGTTCTCCACCTCCTCAAAAATAAAAGTGCCTTGCAATTCTAAGCGGCTGCCGAATCACAAGGCGATATACTAAAAAGTATTTATAAACAAAAAAAGACGGTTATAAAAAGAGTACCGTCTTTTGACAGTTAAAATAACTGACACTTATAAGTGGAATGGTTTATTAAATGTCTTTTACATTTTTCACATTCTAACATATTATACCACATAAAAAGGTAATGTCAAGGTAGCCAAAAGGTAGCCTATCGGTAATTTTGTCAAGTCCTCTAGTCCAAAAGTACCTCAGGAAACAAATTAAACTGCAATTCTTTAACCAATCTTGTTCTGTTTGTCCCAACAGTTTTTTCAGTCACTCCTAACTCTCTTGCTATTTCTTCAATTGTCCATTCTTTAAGATACCTAAAATATATAATGTTGTAATATTTATCGCCCTCAATGCTCATCAATGCGTTCTCTACTCTTAACATTCTCTTTTCCATTTTTAAATTTTCAGATTTTAAATGCTCAATTTTTTCAATTTCTTTTTCAGGGACTCCTTCATATTTTTTTAATCCCCCTTGGACATTCTCTCCTGTTTTAATTTTTACAGTTTCTACTAATCCATTTTTCAATATTTCGTCAATACGACTGTTATTTTTTTCAATTATCCGTTTGTAATTTGGGTAAGCTCTTAGCATCGCTTCTGTTTCCTTGTATCTGTCTATTTTTTTAACCTGTCTTAATTTTTCTGCGACTCTGTCCGCTATTCTGTCAATATCTTTTTCCGTCATTTCTTACTCCTTTAATTTTTATCTCCAATGTAGAATACAAAATATCCAGCTCCAATACATGCTGTATTTTTAATTAGTACTTTAATCAACTCTAAAAAATTTCTAGCCCCGTCTATCTCCTTAAAGACGATTATCATGTAGATAACCGTTGCTAGTATAGCCATGGATTTATACACTCTGTTTTTCATTAACTTCCACCTCCCGAACCATCATATCAATATATTTCCTAGCCTTTTTGAAGTCCTCAATCCCGTTTTTCTTATTTGCCCTTAACACATATTTAATTATATTTCCGTGACAAAAACTATTAAAATCTTTCACAGTTGCTTTTATCACGTCTATAACTTCAACATCCAAACCCCCCAATTTGTAATGGTTTGGATTATTAACATTATCCTGTTCTATCATTCTTTTACTCCTTAGTCATTAATTTTTTACTTATACACCTTACTTGTACATACATAAGTTAATAGCTTTCTTTTGTACGCTCATTCATATTTTTAAGCCATTTTTCGTGATGGACTTCTAAAAATTCTTCTTCTGTTGCTCCTACGTATTCAGCCACAATTAAAATTGCTGCTATTATTTTGTTTTCTCTTTCTTGAGAAAATTTTGATAAAAATATTAAAGCAATCTCTAAGTTCTCTATACACCTTTTATAAAATTTAACATTTTCACCTCCTGAATTTCTAAACAATCCTTGATTAATAAAACTCAAGTAAAAATGAAGGCAATCTGACAACTCTTCCAAAACTTTACTTTTGTTTATTTTTTCTGTGTTATTTTTCCAATAATTCCATTCACTTTTGAGTTCTTGAGTTAGTTCTCCTAATTCAGCAATAAAAGCGACAAACGTTCTTATTTGTGTTCTTTCCCTTAAGGTTTTCTTTTCATCAAATTTCTTATCCAACATCGCTTGTCTTTTTAGTAGTTCGTCCATATCAAACTTTTTCAATGCTTCCATCTATTTCAACTCCTCAATAAAAATCTGTATTTCATCTCTTAACATTCCAATTTCTTTTATCCCTCGTAAATCATAGATTTGACAGTCATCTTTAAAAATTATTCCTTTCATACTGTCAATTAATAACTTGAATCCGTTATCAACATCTATTTTTTTGCGGTTTTCTTTGTATTGGAAAATTATTTTTACTTTCAAATCTTTTTCCAACAAATTATCTTCTGTGTACTGTTCCTTTAAAAATTCGGAACAATACTCTTTAAATTTTCTTCCACTGTCACTTAATATCATTTTGTTTCTAGCGATTTTATAGGCAGAGTTCCAACTCAAAGCCTTTAATGGTACTGTAAATTTATACACCGTTTACTCCTTTTTGCCGTTTGATACCAATTTTCTTTCAGAAATATTTTTTAGTGCCTCCTCGACAATATCGTACACATCTTTATCTTCAACATCGTTCTTTTCAATAATTTCTTCCATTTCTCTTCTGAACTCTGTAAATGTTATGCTGTATTTTTCAATATATTCTTTAAAATTGTAATCCGATACTACCGATACATTCCAAAAAGTTCTCAGGTTTTCCTTAGTTTCTCTTTTTATCGTAATTGTATCTCCATGTTCAGAAACAATAATCTGAATAAATTTTTCTGTTATTTTTTGTTCCTTTATTATTCCTGTTGTGATATTTCTATCACTTAACATTGATTGTTTTACTATTTTAAATATTTTTTCATTTATCATTTTTTATTTCCTCCTGATTTTATAATTTCATAAACACAAGCCAATGTGTTTTAGCCCTTTTATTTCCAAAAAGCGGCTTATATTTTATTGTGGCCAAAACATCTTTTAATTTGATTTGTTCTTCATTCCATTTGAAAATTAATGTTCCGTTTTGCTTTAATACCCTCATACATTCATCGAATCCTTGTTCTATGTCGTTTTTCCAAGTTTCAGAATTTAATTTTCCATATTTCTTGGCTATCCACGAGTTTTCTCCTGCTCTTACCAAATGTGGTGGATCAAATACAACTAGATAAAAACTTTCATCTGGAAATGGTATTTGTTTAAAGTCGGCCACAATGTCAGGACTTACTTTTAACCTTCTTCCGTCACACAGTGTGTCCTCAAATTCCCTGTTATCCATAAAAACTGTATTTTTATTTTCTCTATCAAACCAGAACATTCTTGATCCGCAGCATACATCAATTATTTTCTTTTCTATTTTTCTTCTCCCTTCATCTTAACTTTCATCATTTTCTCAATTTGCCTAATCCTCTTGTTGTTTCCCTCTATCCGAACACCATTTTGTTTTATCTTTTCAGACTTTTTCATCATCTGTTCATTTAAAATTTTGTTTTGTTCTTTCAGAATTTCATTGTTGCTTTCCAGCCTTTTCTTTTCTTCCTGTAATTTTTGCATTTATCCTCCGTTCTTTACGAAACAATATTCTACAAATTCTCTATTTATTGTTCGTTTTTTTTATTTTTATATCAAATCCTTTTTTTCTTAAATTTCTAATCTGCTGAAATACTGCTTGTTCTGTTCTTTTTAATTTTTTAGCAATTTTTTTTAGCTCGATTGGCTGATTTCGAATTATTATTCTGTTTTCTTCTTCTGTCCATTTTTTAGATTTATTCTTAACCAGCCACTTTTTTTCTAAACAACAAGTACCGTTTGTGTATCTTAAAAAATCAGAGATTGAGCCAATGCTCCTGTTAAATCTTTCAGATATTCCATTTTTTTGACATCCACTCTCCCATAATTTTAAAATCTTTTCATTCTGTTGCTTTCTTTCTTGCCGTTTTTCTTGCAATTCTAATTTAAAATATTTAATTGCAGCATTATGACAAGATGTGATACTTCGCCCTAATGTCTTCGCGATTTCCTTATACGAAAGTTCTTGTTCCAGCCTTAATATTTTTAACATTTCGATTTCTTCTGTTGTCCAAGGGGTATATTTTCGCATTTTTCCTCCTAAAATATTTCTTCCTTGAATCCATGTTTCTTTAACCGGTTTCTCGAAAATTCTTTTTCTTCGTTTGTGCAGTTTGGTAAATTACATATTCCTTTGTGTACTCCTGCCCAAAAAGCCAAGTTATTTCTCGGCATATTTTTGTTATGTTTATGCATAAGTTCTTTTATTTCCATATCGTAAGTCAATAATACCTTCTTTAATTCGTCTTGATAACTGCTCATTTATCCTCCTATCAGCATTTTATTTTTTATTTCTGACAAATCAACTTTATTCTCAATCTGTTCAGCAATATTTTTATATTCAAGCCTTACGAAATTCATATTTTCTGTATTTCCAATCTTAGCTTCCTCGTAACTAATCATTCGAGGTTTTGTTTGTCCGAATAATTGGCTTGTACCCCTGTAATAATCAGAAGTTTCATAAGGACGTTCGTAGAATCCTTTGTATATTCCGTCAAATTCCCATTTCAAAAAACTGTCGAACTCATCATCTTTCATAGAGCACAATCTGTTCCAGCCAGCATAATCAATTACTGCATGTACTCCCTTATCCTCAAAACACACCATGCCCTTGCTTCCGTTCTTATATATCGCCGCTTTCAGTAATTTCTTTGCATAAAATACTTGCTTTTCCAAATCTGAATCTTTAGCATATTTTAAAATAACTGTTACTTTTGGCATAAAATCACCCTCGTATTCCTTGATTATTCTGCCTATTGCATAGTTAAATTGCTCTATGCTAAGTTCGGCTAATCCCATAAAATAAATATTCACAAGCCCTTCAGTTGCTTTTGTGTTAGGATAATAGTCGAGCAGCATTCCAAATCCTTCGTTAAATTCCTCCATTGTCATTTCTGCTACCTCCAAAATATTTTCTAAGTCCTTCCGCCGTTACTTTTGGTCTTTCGCTTTGAATACCAGCTCTGAATTTCTTATTAGTGTTAACATTATTTTTTGTTTCTGTATTTGTTTTGTCGTCGTAATTTCCCTCAAGCACTTTTAGTAAATTAGCTTTTTTAATAAGCCAGTCAAATGTTACTTGCCATTTATTTTTGTTGTCCCCCTGCATAAATTTAGAAATATGAATTTTATCTATTGCTTGCAATAGCTCTCCCACCGAATATTCTTTAAATAAATTCTTGATAGCTTTCTTTCGTTTATCGTCTATTTTTAATTGTTTCCCTGATAAGTCATATTCCTGAGCAATTTTTATCCATTTGTTTTTTATATCTTCACATGCTTGTGAAAATTCATTTTTCACATGTATATATTCTTTAGTACTTACTTCTTTAGTATTTAATTTATTAGTATTTAATTCTTTAGTACTTAATTGTCCTTGATTTTCTACCGCTTGACTTTCTAGGGGTAGATTTTCTACACCTTGATTTTCTACCTTTTGTTTTTCTAACGGTTGCTTTTCTGTTTCTTGTTCTTTTTGTCTTTTACCTTCTACGAGAGGTTTTTCAAAAATTTCATAAATATATTCTATTTTTTTGTTTCCACGTTCTTTATTCGGAAATATTTTAGATATTCTTAAATACCCAAATTTTTTAAGTTCTTTCAACCCTGTCTTTATAGCAGTTTCGTTTTCTGCACATATTGAGGCTAATCCTGATATTGAATAATCCCAATTCCCTGGTAGACTTAACATTAAAGTCAAAAGTCCTTTTGCCTTCAAGCTCATTTCTTTTTCTCTTAAATGATAATTTGATATTACTGTATAATCACTTGTTTTATTTACTCTAAAAGTCGCCATTTCTTTCCTCTCCCTACATATTGTATTTTTAACATCTTTATGCTATAATGATTACAATATGTATTATTTCATAAATTTCTTTTCAAGCACTTTTCGGAGTGCTTTTTTTGTTACTTTTCAATTTTCTTTTCTACTTTCAATTAAATTGGATAAATTCTTTATGTTAAAATTCGGCACAAAATTTCCACTCATCGTATTATATGCCCAGTTTATCTCTTCTTGCGTATACCCCATTTTCCTTAATTCAAGAAAAGATCCGAGTAACAGTGCAAAAGAATTTATTCCTTCTTCAAATTTTTTATTGTCCATTTAGTACTCCCTTATTTCATTTTTACCCCCTTTTGAGTTATAATAATATCGCCAAATAAAATTAAATCCACAAGAAAGGAGGTGTTATTTATGCGTTTAAATCCTGATTGTATACGTGATATTCTTTTTTATATCGAGGACACTACTGATTATCAACGTTGGACTTTCTTTCCAAGAAGTCCTCAAAATTTTGATATCCAACTCAAAAACGATTATTCACCAAACGAAATTTTATATCATTTAGAGTTATGTGAAGAGTACGGATATATCGTAACTCCTAATTCTCAACCTATGGGTGAAATTCAAATAAAAAGATTATCAGTATCAGGACACGAATTTTTAGAAAATATCCGCCAAGATACAAATTGGAATCAAACCAAAGAGGTAGCTAAAAGTGTTGGCTCTACTTCAATGGAAATTTTAAGCAATGTTGCTTCCAGTTTAATGGCGACTTTGATTTCTAAACATCTCGGGTTATAATTTCCAGCTTTTCAAAAACTATTAAAGAAAATTCTATTTGTGGTAAAGAATTTTCATTGTTAAAATCATGGGAGTATTTAATGTCTATTCTATCTACTCCCATAATTTCCTTATCATCGATAAAGAGTTTTTCAGGTGTTCCTGATTTGTTTTGTATAATTTTTATTTTATGCTTTTCCATCCATCTCACACCTCCTTGCTTTTCTTTTGGATTTTGTTTTTGTAACTCTAACGTTACAAAATAATCAAAAAAATTAATCCTTCAAATAACTAAGGACTTCATTATATCTGTTTCTTCTATTTTGTTTTATGGCTCTTTTAAAGCCTTCATAACTATTGTATCCAAATTTTTCCATCACTTCTTTCATTGTTAAACCTCTTGAAAAAATAAGGCTTTTAATAGTCCTCATTCTTTTTTCTTCTATTTTCAATTTTATCACCTCAAAATCATTATACCTCATTTGTAACATTTTTGCAACAAAATTTTTAAAACAAAAAAGAAGCCTTTTACAGCTTCCTTTTATTTTTTAAAATCCTGATACTTTAGCATTGTCAATATTGCAAGTTTCTGGTTTCTCATTCCCTGCAAACATAGCTTTAAATTTCCATTTTCCGTTTGCTTCAATGTCGTTTACGTTTGCCAAAGCGTCTCCTAATTTAGCACCATCTTTATCATAGCACGGTATCATAATTTGAACATATCCTTTTTGTCCACCATTGTTTTTAAGAATACCAGTTACATAAGTAGCAAATTGATCCGATTTCGTTTTTACATCCGAAATTTCATACTCTTTTTTTGTTTCTTGCTGCGACTGTTGTTCTGTAGAATTATTTGTAGAGGACTGAGTTTCTTGGCTACTGCTGTTATTTTTCACTTCCACGTTATCTTTATTTCCGCTTGGTACACTTCCCACCGCCAAAACAACAAACAAGATACACCCTAAAACCAATCCCGCTTTCTTTTTCATAATTTCTTTTCCTCCTCAAATTTTTTTATAAAGTACATTGCGACTAAGTACAACGCAAACATATATACAACATCATATATATCAAAAGTTCCAATTACAAACCATAATTGTAATATTTCAGTTATAATGCTTCCAATAAAAATTATTGACAAAAGTATTCTGTTTTTAAAATAAATGCTCAAAAACATTGTGAAAGAATATACCCACAAAGCATCGGGTAATGAAAATAATATACTTTTCGGAATATATATTCTATA